CACCTCCTGTAGCCGCACAAGCATCATCAGATCAGCCAACAACTACAGGCACACAAACAATTTAAGGAAATTATATGTCAATCATATTAGACGGCACCAACGGAGAGAATTTTCCAACCTGGACAACAGGCACACGCCCTGCCTCGCCAATTGCAGGTCAAACTGGATATAACTCAACGACTGGTTCATTAGATGTTTACAACGGATCTGCATGGGTACAAGGAAGTATCCCAGCTGGTGGATGGACTGTAGCTAACGGAGGAACTGGGTCAACATCATTGACCGTTAACTCTGTGATGTTAGGTAACGGTACATCTGCACTGTCTTCTAATATGGTAGCGCCTGGAACATCAGGTAATGTGCTTACATCAAACGGTACAACTTGGGTTAGCGGAGCAGGAGGGCTTGGTGGTCAAACAGTATTTACATCATCAGGCACATTCACAATCCCAACTGGTAAAACAGTAGTAAAGGTAACTATAATTGGTGCTGGTGGCGGTAGTGGTGGAGCTAATTTTGGAGGTTGTAGCACTGCATTAGTAGGTGGTTCAGGAGGTGGTGGCGGTGCAGCGGTTAAATATTTAACTTCTTTAACACCTGGCAACACTTTAACAGTTACAGTAGGAACGGGTGGGACTGCTGGTGCATCAGGAACAACAAATAGTAATAATGCGACTAGTGGAGGAACGGGTGTTACATCTTCAGTGGCTTCAGGAACTCAGACTATTACCACAGTATCTGCTACAGGTGGAGCGGGTGGCAGTGCAAATAATGGTGGATTTTTGTTAGGCGGTGCTAAAGCATCTGGTGGCACTGGATCTAATGGGGATTATAATTTAACTGGTAATTATTCAATTTCTCCAAATGGATCATATACCTCTAATACATTATCTGGAGCATCCGCATTAGGTTTTTCGCCTTATAATTTAAATTTTGAAAATGGTTCAACTGCTGTTGCAGCTATTGCTGGATCTAATTATGGTGGAGGTGCTACAGGTCCAGGTATATATAGTGCAGCAGCAGCAGGTGCTGCGGGTGCTGGTGGTATTGTTATATTTGAATACTAAGTATGATAAGTTTAGCTCCACAACATAGCTTTACTTACGATGGCGCTCAATCAAATGTCTATCATGCTGCCAAAGGCGAAGGCTTACCTCGTCATCAACATGTTTATAGTCACGCAACAATATGTCATAATGGAAGCTGTGTAATTCGTATGGAAGGTAAAGAAAAAGTCATCAATAAACATAGTGGTGCTTTTAATTTACCTGCTAATGAATGGCACGAAATTGAAGCATTAGAAGACAATACTGTCTTTGTTAATGTATTTGCAGAAGGTAAATATTAATATTTAGGAGAAAAAAGTGGAAGATTTAATTAAATTAGAATTAACAATGAATGAAGCAAATGGCATTTTAGCTCACTTAGGTAAATTACCTTATGAGCAAGTATTTCCATTAATTGAAAAAATTCGTCAACAAGGCGTACCTCAAGCTGAAGCAATCGTTAAAGCTCAAGAAGAAGCTAAGGCTGCATCAGAAGCAACTCCAGTGGAAGCGGCATAATAATGTCTGAACAAGGCAAAATTATTCCTATTCCTAATCTTAACAACGGAAGAACAAGGAAATAGAACATGACGGCACCAAACCTAGACGACGTAGATCATCGCCTAAGTACGCACGAAGAAGTTTGTGCATTAAGGTATGAACAAATTAATGCGAGACTAAAGAGATTAGAACAAATTTTAATCGGTGCAGCTGGTGCCATCATAACAAGTGCTGGTGCAATTATTGTATTACTAATTAATAGTCTTACTAGATAAGGAGTTATTTATGAAAGTAAAATTAGCCCAATTATGGGATTTATTTAAGTCAGTATTGTTATGGTCTTTCAAGGTAGCTTTAAGAGGTTTTAAAGTTATTGTTGAAGAGACAGTATTAGTCTTACAAAAATTAGATGCATTATTAACAAAAGAAGTGCAGTAATGGATTTTTCTAAAATAACTTCAATGTTATTTCCTGTAATCATTTCAGCGATTGCGTGGCTTTTATCATCTATGACTTCTATGCAAAACGATTTGATTGATATTAAATCTAAAATGCCTGCTCTAATAACATCACAGGGTGTTCCAACAGATAGTCCATTATCAGCTTCAGAAAGAGTAAAAATGAAAGAAGAATTAAATAAAGAAATATCTGAGCTTAATGTTCGTATTCGCATTTTAGAAGAACACGAAAAAAGAAAATAATGAAAGAAAAATTAAATATTTTATGGAGAAGAATTGTAGAGGCTACATCTTCTTGTCTCATTATGATGACCCAAGGTAATGTATTGGCTATTACTATTGGCCATTGGCTAACAGCTTTAAAAACAGGATTCTTGACAGGTATTATGGCAGTTGCTGTAGCTGTATTTGGTAATCAAAAAATGCAAGATAATAAGTTTGTAGTTTCAGGTGTTACAGGTTTTTTAACAGCTATTGCAGATTTAATTGTTCATCCTTCACACTTTGGCGGCGTTAATACAGAAGCAATTGTAACGGGTATTGGTGCAGGTTTATTATGTCTAGCTTTATCTAACATAGGTAAAAAATAATGTTTAGTTTATTAGGATCACTATTAGGTTTTACAACCTCAGCGCTTCCAAGTGTATTAGGATTTTTTCAACAAAAATCTGATCAAAAACATGAGCGTGAAATGGCTCAATTACAAATTGACAGAGAATTAGCATTAGCTGAAAAAGGATTTGCATCACAAGAGCGCCAAGAAGCCATTAGATTAGAAGAAGTTCAAGTCCAATCTCAAGCACAAGAGATGACAGCTTTATATGAAAATGATTCAAAATTATCAGAAGATGATAAAGCAGCACCGTGGATTCATACAGCGAGAGCATCTGTAAGGCCAGTTATTTCTTTAGGTCTATTTGCTTTATTTGTTGTTGTAGAGATTATGGGTTTTGCTTACGGTTGCTATAAAGGCATGGATGCAAATGCTTTGATTGACATTATTTGGGATGACCAAACACAACAAATTTGGAGCGCAATTATTATGTTCCATTTTGGCTCACGCGCATTCGCTAAAAAATAATGAAAATATCTGATGAAGGTATTTCACTTATCAAGCGTTTTGAAGGTGTTAGGAATAGGCCTTACCGTGATTGTATCGGGCTGTGGACTGTTGGTGTCGGACACCTCATTGAAGGCGGAAAACAACTCCCTGATGGTTATAACAAAACTTTCACGGACTCAGAAATAGATGCTTTACTTAGATCAGATTTACAGCGTTTTGAAATTGGAATACATAGAATGTTACCTAAGGTGTCTCTTAAGCAATGTGAGTACGACAGTTTGTGTTCTTTTGTTTTTAACCTTGGTTTGGGAACATTACAAAGATCAACACTCCGTCAAGCGTTGTTACGCGGAGATAAAAAACTGGCTGCTGAAAATATTTTAAAGTATTGTAGAGCTGGCGGTAAAGTAATAAAAGGTCTTCAATTAAGAAGGCAAGCAGAATATAAATTATTTTTAAGAGGTTAGTATGACAACAGCAGCAGTTATGACGTATGACAGTCTTGTCGAAAATATACAGTCATACTTGGAACGTACAGACACAGCTACATTAGATAAGATTCCTCTTTTCATTATGTTGGCTGAGCAAGTCATTGCTTCAGAGATTAAATTTTTAGGCAACTTAAATGTTGTTGAAAGCACTATGGTTGCTGGTAATCCAGTAATTATCAAACCAACTCGATGGCACAAAACTGTATCTATGAACGTTACAGTTGCTGGAAAAAAATATCCAGTATTACTTCGCAAGTATGAATACTTAAGAGAATATTGGCCTGACCAAACTCAAACGGAAGTACCTAAATTCTATTGTGATTATAACTATGAAAATTGGTTAGTCGCACCTACACCAGCTACAAACTACGATTTTGAAGTATTGTATTACGAACGCGTACAGCCTTTAGACTCAACAAACCAAACTAATTGGTTTACAGTTTATGCACCACAAGCATTGCTTTATGGATCATTATTACAAGCGATGCCTTTCCTTAAAAACGACGAACGTATTCCAATGTGGCAACAACAATATAAAGCCATTATGGATACGCTTAAAACTGAAAATACGTTACGTATTGGTGATCGTCAAGCAACTGTATTGGATACTTAATGGCAACCTACGTAAGTCCTTTTACTGGTGACGTAATACAACCTACAGATGTAAGTTACGCAGCTTACACGCTTACTGCTAATCTTCAATTAGATTGGCCATCTAACACAACACCTACAGAACATCCAGCAGCTCGTATTATGGACATTACGCCTACAGGTAGTGGCCGTAGCCTTATTATGCCTCCTGCAAATCAAGTGTCTGTAGGCCAAGATGCACTCATTAGAAACTTAGGTTCATATGCATTTACAGTAAAAGATTACACTGGCGGCACAATTATTTCTGTTGCAGCTGGTAAAGCTGAATATATTTATGTGACTAACAATAATACTCAAGCTGGTCTTTGGGGTGTTATTGATTTTGGTGCGGGAACATCAGGCGGTAATGCATCAGATCTTGCAGGATTAGGTTTACTTGCAATTACTTCAACGCTTAATCAAAGCCATCCTGTACAAACGTTTGCTACTGGATATACATTTTTAGCTAGTGACCGCGCTCAAAACAAAATGTGGATTGGTGGAGCTGGCACAGTCAATCTACCGTTAGCTTCAACTTTAGGTAATAATTGGTTCTCTATCTTAAAAAATAATGGTACTGGCACACTCACTATTCAAACACAAACTGGTGAGACCATTGACCAACAACCACAAAAAACAATTAATCCTGATGAAGCTGCATTCATCATGTGTGATGGTATACAGTACTTTACTGTAGGATATGGCCAAAGCCCTAACTTCTTATTTACAGCACTTGTTAAGCCTGTTACATCAGGCACATATATATTAACAACTCAAGAAGCTACATCAATTATTCAAGAATACACTGGTAACTTAACTGGTGACGTTACAATTATTTATCCTCCAGTTGTGGCTCTTTATGTTATTAGTAATCAAACCACTGCAAATGGTCATAGTCTTACTATCACCACAAATCAACCTGGCGGTGCAACTGTAGCTATTCCAGCAGGCCAGCAAGCTTCTGTTATTTCAGATGGTGTTAACTTTTATAATGCTAATACAGTTCAAGCTGGCGGATCAACATCTCAACTTGTTAATGGGTCTGTCTCATCCCCATCATTAAACTTTATCTCCGAACCATCAACTGGATTATATAAGCCAACTACTGGCAACATGGGATTCTCTATTTTAGGCACAGAACGATTAAATATTAATGCAACTGGCATTCAAGTAACTGGATCAGGAAACTTTACTGGTGGTATATCAGGGGGTAACTTTAATTGACAAAGAAGGTATTTGCCCTTGATACGCAAGCTGGTATTCAGCGCGATGGTACTGTTACAGACAGAAACTATTATAACGATGGCCGTTGGGTAAGGTTTCAGCGTGGCCGCCCACGTAAGATATTAGGTTATAGAGAAATTACTGCATTACTTGCAGGCCCTTCTCGCGGTATTTATGTTGACCCTAATGATGGATTTAATAACATTTTTAGCGGTTATAACAATGGTGTACAAGTTGCAACTATTAATAATCTTGGTATTGGTGCTGGGTTATTAGATTTTACACTTACTGGATTCTCTCCAAACGATAATAATGTTTGGCAATTTGATTCAGAGTTTGACTCTCAAGGAACTGGCAATCAGCTTATCTTAGCGCATCCTGGCCAAAACTTAGCACAGATTGATAGCACTACTAATACATCAGTATTAGGTGGAGATATTAATGGCACAAATTTAGCGCCTATTGGAACATTTACCGCAACAGGATCAATGTCATCAGGAACGCCTACTGTATTTACATTACCTACAGCAAACTTATTAATTGGTGCTGGACAAACAGTCACTGTATCATCAGGAAGCGTAACTATTCCAGCTGGAACAACTGTAGTTTCTATTGTAGGTACAACAGTGACTTTATCTGCAGCTGCAACATTAACAGGCACACAATCAGTTACTTTAAAATTTGATAACAATATTTCAGTTTCAGGTGGAGTAGTTGTTCTACATCCATATGTTTTTGTTTATGGCAACAATGGTTTAATTAAAAATTGCGCAGCTGGTAATGTTAACGATTGGGTATCAGCTGATGCCAATGAAACAAATGCAGCATCTACAAAGATAGTTAAAGGTCTTCCAGTACGTGGCGGTTCTAATGCTCCATCAGGTTTATTTTGGGCACTAGACTCTCTCATTCGTGTTTCTTATACACCAACAACAGTAACTACTGGAGGCACAGCATCTACTTTTTATTGGCGTTATGATGTTATCTCATCACAAACATCTATCCTTTCATCTTCATCAGTTATTGAATATGATGGTATTTACTATTGGTGTGGTGTTGACCGATTTATGCTGTACAACGGTGTTGTTAAAGAGATTCCAAATACATTTAATCAAAACTATTTCTTTGATAATCTTAATTATGCACAACGTCAAAAAGTTTATGCAACTAAAGTTTCGCGTTATGGTGAGATTTGGTGGTTCTTCCCTAATGGAAATTCTACAGAATGCAATGATGCAATTATCTATAACGTTCGTGAAAATGTTTGGTATGACGCAGGAACTGCTTTAGGAGCTAGAAGATCTGCTGGATTTTTCTCTCAAGTATTTCCATATCCAATTAACGCTTCATGGGAAATTAATGCTACAGGCGGCGTAGACGGATTTACTATTACTAATATTGGTAGTGGATATACTAATGGTACTTATCCTTATCAAGTCATACAAAATGGCGCTGGGGAAACATCTGCTATTGCAACTATTACAGTTGCTGGTGGCCATGTCACTAATGTTAAATTTACAACACATGGATTTAATTATAAAGTTGGGGATCTATTGACTGCACCAGGCTTAACACCAGGCACTGGTTTTCAAATGATTGTAACAACTACTATGAATTACACATCATTATTCCAACATGAAGTAGGTGTAGATGCTGTATTTACAGGCCCTGGTGGTGGTATTCAAACAGCTATTCAAAGCTATTTTGAGACTTCTAACTTAGGTTGGGTAACTGGCGGCCCTGCGCAACAATCTCCAGCGGGAGACAATTACTGGCTACATTTAGAACGTGTTGAACCTGACTTTGTACAGAATGGAAATATGAGTTTATATGTAACTGGTAGGCCTTTTGCACAATCTGATGATAAGACTACTGGGCCATATGTATTTGCGCCTAACACAGGCAAAATTGACATGCGCGAACAAAGACGAGAACTTAGGTTAAAATTTGAGAGTAATGTAATTGGTGGTAATTATCAACTTGGTTACTTATTATTAAGTGCAGATATTGGCGATGTGAGACCTTACTAATGGCTTTAGCTCTCGTATACGATCCTCGTTATCATACATTTACATCATGGGCCTCTCTTATGGTAGAAGCTTATGCAGGCCAACAACTTGAAATTCCATCAAGCGATGAGGAATGGAAGGGTTGGGGAGCTGGATTGAAAGGTATTGATTTATTTGCAAATGAAGGCGTACCTGATCCATATTTATTTGAAAAATGGGAAGACTGGGCTCAAGCCCTTGTTAATTCTGTAAACCAAAAGGTGAACTAATGGCTGAAGAAAGTAAAAATCCGTTACATGGCAGTGGAAGTATGACTACGCAAGAGATTGTTAAGCGTAGCGTTGAGCGTATGGAACCAGGAGCTGACTGGGAAAATGTTTATTCACATGTTTATGCTGCAATTAAATCAGATAAATTTAGAGCGCTTAGGTGTGGAGACACTATTTTATTTTTTAAAGTAGATAGTCCAATAGCATCGCAAGCTCACTTATTTTCAGCTGATCCACAAGATAAATTTTTAGATGCATTACTTGAATTTGGTAAAGCGTTAAAAGCAGCTAAATATAAAAAATTAACTGGAACCGTGAGAAATGCATCATTACTGCGTTTAATAAGAAAAGCGAACTCTATAAAATTTGAAGTGAATGATACGCCCATTAGAGCATATGGCGACACTGGCCAAATACTTGGTTATAAACTTGAGATTGGAATTAAATAATGTGCTGTGGATTTGTCGGTGATGTAATTGGTGGCGTAGTTGATGCAATTGGAAGTGTTGCTTCTTTTGTTATTGACAATGCATTACCTATTATTGAAACTGTTGCTCTTACAACTATATTAGGCCCTGCTGGCTTAGGACTTAGCGAATTAACATCGACTGTTATCTCGCGAGTTGCAGTCACAGCTCTAAATGGAGGTAGTTTAGGAAGTATAGCAGCTGCTGGTTTAACACCATTTATTCCATCTATTGGTCAATCACTTGGCATCAATCTTAATGCTGGATCATATTTAGCAGAACCAATTTCTAAAGTTATTACAGATCCAACAATTGCAAAAATTGTTACTGGTGCAGTAGGTAGTGCAATTACTGGCGGCGCAGTTGCTGCAGTAACTGGTGGTGATGTGATGCAAGCCGCAGCTATGGCTGGCTTAAGTGGGGTTGTACAACAAGGTCTTGTTAAGACATGGGATGTTTTAAAAACAAATTCTCCAGCTATTCAAGATCTATCTAATAGCATTCAATCTACATACAATGAATTGACTGGCAATTCAACATACAAAACAATTCAGCAAATGCAAGCTGATTTAGATGCTAGGGCTAATGCATACAATGCAGCACTAGCTAAATATCAACCAGTAGAAGATGCATATCAAGCAAAACTTGATGCATACAATGCAGCGAAAGATGCTGGTGATGTTAATAAAGCCAATGCAATTGCCAAAGAATTAAATAACACAATTATTCCTGGGCTCAACACTCAAGCAAATTCTTTAAATGATATGCTTAAAGCATACAATGCTGGCCAAGGAAACTTCCAAGATTATTTAAAAACAAATTCAGCTGATGTTGCTTATGTATCAAATTTAGAAAAAACGCTAAATACCGCATCAGATCACTATACTGTTTTATCTAATCAAATTAATGCTGATTATGCGCAATATCAAACATTACAATCTATTCAACAAGGTGACTACACTGCGGCCGCAAAATATCAACAAGACTTTAATGCTGCAAACACTGCAATTGCCAAGATTGATCAAACAGCAGAAGTTGGACATGACTTAAGTAATCAACAAATTGATTTACTTAATAAAATTGCTACTACAACAGATCCTACACTTAAAAATCAATTAATTTCACAGGCTAAACTTAATCAAGGATTTACAGATATTGCTAAATCACCTCCAATTGTAGCTCCTGTAGTTAATCCAACAACACCTACAACACCGACTAAGCCTGTGGCACCTCCACCAGTCATTGATACAAGACCGCCACCACCTCCAGCGCCAACTGAATTACCGCATGCTATGGGTAGCTATAGTGATCTTCCTAAATTGCCTGATACTGGTGTTCCATCAACTGGTACAACAGACACAACATCTACTACAACACCTACAACAACTGATACAACAACTCCAACAACTACACCAACAAGTAGTTCAATATTGCCTACTTCTATGGGCGCAGCTGTTACGCCAACGATTGGTAGTACATTCTTAAATAATTTAACTAATACTGTTGGAAATGTAATAAAAGGTGGGGTAGTTGGAACTTTAACTAATGACATTTTAGGTAATAATACAGGTACAAGTACGCAACCAAAAACACCTACATTACCTCCGAAACCACCTTCTCATGTTGATGTAAGCACTTTAACGCCTGTTACTGGTGGTTTACCTGCTAATTTACCAGGAAAAACAACTGGAACCACAACAACTGGAGGTCTGCCTACAACTGGCGGAACTACAACAAATACTGGCACAACCCCTACCCAAACTGGCACAGGTGGGTTACCATCAGGTACTACAGGTACTACTCCAACAACACCACCTGCAAAAGTGGATGTAAGTACATTAAAACCTGTAACTGACACTGCTTACTTACATAGCTTGGGAATAGTATAACTTAGGACAATTATGGCACTATCACAATATCAAGTAGATCCATCCACACTTAATCTTAGCGGAAAGCCTGCTATTTCAACGGCTCCTGCTACACCTATTACATCGCCAGGATCTACTGGTATGCCAGGCCCAGTCTCAGTTAAAGAGTCTACAAGCATTCCTACTGGCGCAGGTGCTGCGTTAGGCGCATTGGCTGGTGCACTTTTAGGTAGTAAATCATCTACAACTGGAACTACTGGAACTACACCAAAACCAACTACTACACCAACAACAAAACCAACTACAACGCCAACAACAAAACCAACTGGTGGCCTTCCAGGAACTACTGGATCAACAACTGGCACCGCTGGAACTGATACATCATCCCAAACATTTAAAACGAATCCTGATGGCTCTATTACAGTTTCTGATAAACAAGGTCATTCAGTAACTTATGATAAAAATGGCCAAGTTATTAAATCTAATGTCCCAGGATATACTCCTGATACCACAGGCGTTGGCAGCGTAGACACAACTACAGGAACAACTATTGGTGGCATGACTGGAGCTACATCAGTTATTCAAACAGATGCTAACGGTAACTTTGTTGATACAAAAACAAATGAATATGTTGATCCGTTAGGAAATAATTTATTTAAAGATCCAAATGGCAACATTATTAATGAAGCTGGCACACAAGTATTTCCAAATTATAAACCTACACCAACTGGTGGCACAACGCCTACTACGTTACCTGTAGATCCAACTACTGGAGATCCTGCTGGAACTACAAACATAGGAAACAATTATTATCAAGATACTGGTGGAAATATCTATGATGCTGGCGGTAACTTAATTTACCAAAACCCATCCCCAACTGGTGGTGGTGGCTATGTACCAACCGATACAACTAAAACTGGAAGCACAACAACTTCACCATCTTATTACAAAGATTCTAATGGCGACATTTATGATTCAAAAGGTGATTTAGTTTTGGCCTATTCTCATGGGTATTATTATGATCCAACTACTAATGATTTTTATACATCAGATTTTCAGCCAGTAGATACATCATTTAATCCTTATACAGATTATTATGGTATTCCTTCACTAGATGGAAGCACTGGAAGCTCTACGTTTGATACAAACCCTATAGATACAGGCACTGTTGTTAAAGATGGTGGTTCAATTAACAAAAAAGCTGGAGGATTAGCAACTCCATTATTTAAACGAGGTGGTAAAGTGAGAGGTTATGCAGCAGGTGGTACTTCATTTACAGATCAAGTAGTGGCCAATCAAGTGCCAGGTTCAACTGCTACAGATACAACTGCAACACCCACAACAACTTCAACACCATCAACTACAAGCACAGGCAGTGGCGTATTAAATACACTTAGTAATTTTGTAAGTAATCCTGCAGTATCAGGCGCATTACTTGGCACACTAATCACACAACTTTTAAATTCAACTGGAACATCTAATGTCAACAAGGGCGTTGATATGTCTAAGATTGGTGCTATCCAACCACGCACTACAACTTACGGCATGGGCCCAGCAAAATTTGTTCCATATTCACAATATGGCACACCTCCATCACAAGCTGATTATTCACAACTTTATCAAAATTTAGGTGTATCTCCAAATACAGCACCTGCTCAACCTGCAGCTCCAGCTGGCGGATTACCAAGTGCTAATGCACCAACTACATCTACAAATCCTAATATTTTAAGTGCTGCTGATTTTGTTTCTAGCGGTACAGCTGATGCTAATCCTGGTATGTCTTATAATGATTATGTACAAAGAATGAGTATGCCCGAAGTAGATCATGGATATAATGCCAGCTTGATTAACAACTTACCAATTGGCAATACACCAACAAATACAACTCCACCAGCACAACAATATTTTTCTGATGCTAATGGAAATATTTATGATGCAAATGGTGATTTAGTATATGACACAACTACAAGCTCTTATGTAGGTTCTGCAGGCGCGGCAGTATCTCCAACTACCAGCGCAACACCAACTGGCGGATTGTCAGCAATGCCTGCAACACCTCAAGCAATTAATTCATATTACACTTATGGCAGTGATGTAACACCATCACAAAATTTAAAAGCTAAAAAAGGCGGCATCATTAAAATGGCTAATGGCGGATTAATGCCACAAGGTAACTTAAATGTTCCAGTATCTGATAAGTTAAATCCACATATTCCTGAAGTATCAAACCCAATTGTTAATAACCGCATTGATTTTAGAAAAGGATCTTATGTAGAAGGCCCAGGTGACGGTCAATCAGATGATATTCCAGCAATGCTTGCAGACGGTGAATACGTTATCGATGCAGAGACGGTTGCACAATTAGGCAATGGATCTAACAAAGCTGGTGCTAAAATGTTAGATCAATTTAGAGAAAATATTCGCGCACATAAGCGCAATACACCATTAAACAAAATACCGCCAAAGAGTAAATCTCCATTGGCTTATCTTAAAGGAGAAAAATAATGGCTGATTTATTACAAGGTGCACCGTTACCATCAACCATAACCACTGAACAACAACAAACCACTGTACCTGATTTTTATACGAACTATTTACAGGACGTTGCTAACTTAGGTCAGAATGCTGTTCAACAAGGCGGTGTAGCTGGTTTTGGCCCACTACAACAACAAGCCTTTCAAATGGCTCCTAATGCTGCATTCAGTGGTGCACAAACTGCAGGCACTGGCGCTGCTTTAGAAACTGCTGCTGGCACAACTGCAGCTCCTGACATTGTTCAAAGTTACATGAATCCATACACAAGAAATGTAGTGGATGAAATGTCTCGTTTACAACAACAAAATATTCAACGTAACGTATTGCCAGCTTTATCAGGTGCTGGTGTAGGCACTGGATCTTTTGGCTCTAAACGTCAAGCGCAAGCTACAGGTCAATCATTAGCTGACATGCAAGCTAATCTTATGGGCCAACAATATGGCGCTTTAAATACTGGTTACCAAAATGCACTTTCACAAGCTAGTACTGACTTAAACCGTCAATTGCAAGCTGGTCAAGGCATGGGAAATCTTGCTACTCAACAATACAACATTGGCAGTGGCGGATTAAAACAACTATCTGATTTAGGTGGTCAACAACAAGCGTTAGGTCAAGCTCAACTTAACTATCCAATGTTGCAAGCTCAAAACTTAGCAAAATTATTCCAAGGCGTAACCTTACCAACAGGAACTACGAAGCAAACAACATCTCCTGGATTGCAAGGTAACTATGGACTTAGCCCATTACAACAAATTGGTACTTTGCTTAGTGGTTTAGGTGCAATTAGCGGTGGAGGAAGTTCATCAACAGGTACAACTGGAACATCTACTAATACTGATTTAGCTAGTAAAATTTTAGGGTTACCTTCAACAGCGGTTAAATCTGTTACTGATATATTAAATTCATTTGGTATTAGTTTTGCAGATGGTGGCCAAGTTAAAGGTTATGCAGATGGAGGCACTGTAGATCCAACAGGTTTAGCAACATCAGATTTAACTCAAGGCCCAACACAAACTATAGACGAATACACACCTAATGTAGATGGTATTTTAGAAAATATGCCACAAGGCCCAATTATGTATGCAACTGGATCTGTAGCACCTACAGCCACAAGAGGTGATAATCCATTGCCTTGGGAACGTACAAATGTTTCAAACCAACTTAATGATTTCGTTGGTCATTTACCTCCACAATTTAGAGACAAAATTAATCAAATTAGACAATTTGCAGAACAAAAACGTAAGCAAGATCAATTTAATCCATGGAATAGACCTGGACAGCCATTGCCATTACCAGGTAATCCAGTGGTAACACCTCCACATATAAATGCAGGCCCAGTTGGCGCAACTGCAACCATAGGCAATCCAAATCAAGGTGGATATAATCCCCAACCTACAACTATACCTCCACAAGTGTCTCCAGCACCTACTGATGGATTAAAAGATATTAAAGGTTTACCAAAACTAGAAGCTAATGAAAATGAATCTTTAGAAAAAGATTTTAGAAATAAACAACTTGGTTTAAATAAAAATCAACCAAACAAAAAATTAAATGATTGGGCCAACAAATGGTCAGCTCATTACAATAAAAATATAAGCACAAGGATTTAATTATGGCAGACGTACAAGGTGGATTAAACGCAGTATCTCAAGAGCCAGTTGAACAGCCAGTTGTTCAAGAGCAGGTTGCTACTCCTGAGGAAGCTGTAAAAACAGACGCTGTTACTAAGCTTCAACAACAACGTGCTAAATACGATGCTCATCTACAAAAGATGATTGATAGCTTTAACGAAAGACAAAATCGTGGATACGATCCTAAACTATTATCTTTTGCGGCTGGTATGGGTCAACCTACAAAAACTGGTAACTTTTTTGAAGCATTAAGTAATGCTATGACTGGATACAAAGGCGCTTCAGAACAGGAAGAAAAAGACCGTCTTGAGATGATGAAAGCTAAAGGCGAGCTTATGGCTGGTCAAATTGGCTTAACAGAAAAAGATTATGCATTACAAAAAGAGCTTGAAGGCAAACAATTTTTACAAGATGTTGTTTCAGGTAAATATGGTAAAAAACCACAAGCTGGAACAATAATTGGGCGTGAAGAAAAGTTAACTGTACCTGATGCTTATGCTCTAATTAATGAAGCATCTACAGGTGGTGCCAAAATTACGCCTGAAATTATTGCAGCGGCTCCTACAAAAGAAACACAAGCTCTCTTAGAAAAACTTTATGATGATCAACAAAAATCCATGGAGATCAGCCAAAAAGAATTAGGTACAACTAAAAAACCAATTCCATATCTTAATGAAACAGTAGACCTATCAGTTAAGCAAGCAAGAGATATTGATACTCTTATTGCTAGAACTCAAGGTATGCCTGAAGATACACGTAAAAAGATTATCTTCCAATACTACAAAGATCAAGGTATTGGTTCATTCGGTGAAGCTACTGATGGCAAAACAACTTTTGAAACTCCAGCTGAAAAACAAAAAAGACTTGAAGTTGAAAAGGTAAAAGGCACTAAACAAGCTGAACAAGATATTGCAGATGCTACTGCACTTCAAACAAGACATGATAGCGCCATGGAAACTATGCGCGATGCAAATACTATCTTAAATTTTGCAACTGATCCTGCTACTAAAAATGCATTTGGTATTCTTTCAAGACCAGGACTTAAATCAGCATTCGGTGAAATTTTACGTGAACCTGCTCGCTTTGGTAATACTTCAGTGGGTATGGCTAACATTGAAAATGTAATTCGTAAAGCTGGTGGAACGCAAGATGAGATTAATGCAGCACAAACAGTTGCTAGATATATATCTAAACTTGAATTGGGCGCAAGCCAGGTATTTAAAGGCCAAGGTCAAGTTTCTGACAATGAACGTCTAATCGTACGTAATGTCGTACCATCACTTTCTGATAGTCCTGAAGTTGCGGCGCTTAAAGCAGAATCTATTGCCGCGCGTTCTGAGTACGATCAGGTTATGTTTCAACAATATCAAAAATATCTTAAGAATAATCCCAATGGTTCTGTACGAGAGTTTGAAACAACTCCGCTTTATAAATCAATTAATGAAGCGTACGATACTAAACTTGGTGCATTGCTTAACAAGTATGGTTATCAATCTGCTAAATCAAAAGAATCAAAAGCTACAACTAAAGGATCTCTTTGGGATTCTCTTAAACAACAACAATCTGAGACACCATAATTATGGATATGGATTTCACTAAAGCTAAACTCTCACAAGAGCAAAAGGCTAATGCAATATTAATTGGAAACAAAGCTGAAGAATTAGGTATAGACCCTGATCTTGCTTTAGCTATTGCATGGCGTGAAAATCAATTTCGGACTCAAGGCAAATCACCCAAGGGCGCTATTGGTCTAATGCAAGTAATGCCAGGTAATGCTAAAGCATATGGCTATAAGTCAGAAGATTTATTTGATCCAATTAAAAATGTTGAAGTTGGTTTAAAAGTATTCAAAGAAAATCTTGATAACTTCAATGGTAATGAACGTGCTGCATTAGTTGGATACAACGCTAATCCTACAGTTGCTAAACACTATCTTAATAAGGGTGAAGATCCATCTGTCATTCCTGATGAAACTAAAACATATTTAGAAGATATTCATTCAGTTCGTCCATTAGTTGCAGATCCAACATTGGCCGCAGAACCTTCAGATTTTTTTGAGCCAGT